AATCGTGAGATTGATATGGATATTATGGAAATAGATATAATCCATGCGATTAGAATTATAAGAAAATATTATGGAGAAAGAAGTGATGAAAGCAAAACTATATAACATATTTTGGACTGATTGCTACGGAGAACAAACACTTGTAGCTACTACTAACGATACAGATAGGTGGTTAGAAGAAAATAACGAAAGAAGAATAGCAGATGAAGAAGAACCTGAAGACCTTGATGACTTTATTATTGAGGAAGCTGAAGTTTATATTTATAAGAAGAGCTATAGACTCTATAATGAGAGGAGGAAGCATGAGCAACCAACACAATGAAAAAGAATTTGAAAAGATAATACAAGAAGTAGAACTGTTAGACCAACAGGGTAAACTTGAAGAAGAAGTTCATACTGTAAGTGAAACTTATGGACTACATGAAGATGATGATAGAGAAGATATACTATTCTTTATTGCAGAAAACATATTTGAAACTGGGAGGATAACAATATGAAGGGAATATTAATAAATCCATTTGATGAAACAGTCAAAGAGGTAAACATACTAGGAAATATAGAGGACATATATCTGTTGACAGAGTGTAGGACATTTGATGTTGTAGCACTATCAGATAAAGATGATTTATATGTTGATGATGAAGGACTATTAAAAGATAATAGATACTTTACTATCTATGGTAAAACTCTAGCAGGTAGAGGACTTATCATGGCTCATGATGTTGAGGGTAATAGTATTTCTACAACTTTATCTTTACAAGAGATAAAAGATGTGGTACAATGGTTGCCTGAAGGACATAGAGAAACACCTTATATGGAATTTAAAGTATTAGAATGAATAAAAAAGAAGTAAAAAGATTAAGAAAAAAAATAAAACCTATACAAGTTGAATGGTTGAGGGAACTATTACCTGAAGACCAAGCCAATACTATTACTGTTGATAATGTTGAGGGATTATTACCTGAACAAACTCATGTGTTTGGTAGAGGGCAGTTATATTTGTCATACATGACAGATAAATGGATAATGAAACAATTAAAAAAATATCCAGACATTAAAACTTATAAAGAACTAAAGGAGAAAACAAATGAAAATATATGAATATGATATGCTAGTAGAATTTAATAATAAAAAACAAGAATTAAAAACTTTTGCTTCTAGTATTGAGGGAGCAATAGATAACATGATAGTTATGGAAGATGTTAATAGTATTTATTCTGCTATCTGTTTAGATACAGGAGAACAATTTAATTTTGGAGATGACTTAACTGATATTATTTCATTACAAAAATTAAGAAAACAATTACCAAATGATATTGAAATGTCTTTTGAAATTCAAGATAAGGCAATACATTAATGCCTGTTAAACATAAAACAATACAAACCATAGAGCATACTAAAAAGTGTACCTCACAAGGCACAGGAGGTCGTAGTAGAGGTATTAAAATATCAACATCTCATATGAACAAACATAAACGTAGAAGTTATAAAGCATATAGAGGACAAGGAAGATGAACGGAGGAGGAATACTAATTTTATTTGTAATAGTATGTTGTTATGGAGCAGGTTTAATTATTTATGATAAGGAAAAAAAATAAAATAAAAGGAGGAAAAAATGTGGCAAGGAGATTTATTATTGTTAGAAGTATTTATATTAATAGTTATTAGTATTATACATACAAGGAGGCATTGGTAATGAAAGCAACAATGACTAAAGAAGAATACAAAGAATTTACTACAAGTGTAGATTGGTTACAACAAGAACATGATATAAACATTCCTTATATTGTTGAGGAAGTTAAAGGAAAATTTGTAATAGAATTATTAGAAAATATTGATGTAGAAAAGATAGATAATATATTAAATAACTCTTGACTTTTTACAACAATTCGGATATAATATGGCAGATAGAACACGAGCAACCGAACAAGCCCTCTATCTCCATGTGTTAGTAGGTTTGGCTCTGACCACGACTTTGAGAGTAGTCGGCTCATAACTCTCTTTTTATTAACTTAATATCATAGGAGGTAAATATGATAGTAAATGGAACTGCGTATTGGGCAAGTATTAAGACACCTAATACGACTTTTGAACCTATGTATACAGTCAACTTAGTTGTTGACCAAGCGACAGCAGATGACTTTGCAGGTCGTGGACATACAGTAAAGCAAATGGATGAAGGTCCTGCTTTGGTTATCAAGCGTAAGGTAAATGGTCCTAATGGAATGGTTAGGAATGCACCTAGATTGATTGACCAAAACAAGCAAGACATTAACCTTGCTGTAGGTAATGGCTCTCAAGTTAGAGTTCAATGTAGTGAATATGAATGGGAGTATGCAGGTAAGTCTGGAAAAAGTCTTGACCTACAAGCTGTCCAAGTCATTGAGCTTGTTGAATACAAAGCTGAAGATGGGTCAGAGTTCTTTGATGATAATGAGGAATTTTAATTATGATTATTACCATTAAGAACGAGAGTGGCGAAACAGTTTATGATGTTTCAAAGATAGAGAATAGTGATTCCAGAATGAATGCTAGTGTTAGCATAAACAAAATGGGAACATTAAATACTTTAACTGAAGCATTAAACTTTGCTACACAAGGGCATCAAGGTAATCTTGAAACATTACTAGCTGATTGTCCTGAAGCTATAGTTGAAACACCAACAGAAGATGGTGGACCAACTACTAAAGAAGAAGAAACTTCTGATAAAGATAACTCTTTAAACGAAGTATCTTAATACATAAACGAGGTGTGCAGAAAAGTGGATAGCACTTAAAGTATAAATCCAGTTTGATGAGGAACTGATGTTTGTAATTTACAATAGAGGATATATACTCTGTAAGTTAGACTAGGAGAAATCATATGAACAACGCCTCACTTTTTATAGGAGATAGAATTGAATACACAATTTATTAAACACAAATTGCCATGTCCAAAGTGTAATAGTAGTGATGCTGTTTCACTTAATAACAATGGCTCTGCAAAATGTTTTAGCTGTAATGCTTTTATTCCAGACTATGACAATGCAGATACTATGAGTACAAATACTAATACTATTGTACCCATGAAACAACCTGAAACTTCTTTTCTTAATTCATATACAGGAATATATGGAGCTTTAACTGATAGAAATATATCAGAAGCTACAGCTAAAAAGTATGGAGTTAAGATAGTTAAAGACCACAATAGTCAAGTTAAACAACACATCTATCCATTTTATAATGGTAGTGAAATAGTTGCAACCAAGACTAGATATGTAGATAATAAAAACTTTGCATGTAATGGTACATTTCAAGGAACAGGATTGTTTGGAGAACAACTATATCGTAATAAAGGTGGTAAGTATTTAACTATAACTGAAGGCGAGTGTGATGCTATGGCAGTTTATGAATTGATGCAAGGTAAATCTAGTGTTGTATCAATTAAACGAGGTGCATCATCTGCTGTTAAAGATATACGAGAAAGCATTGAGTTTGTAGAAAGCTTTGATAATGTAGTCTTGTGTTTTGATAATGACAAAGCAGGTATAGAAGCTGCGAGGCAAGTAGCAAGAATACTTAAACCAAGTAAAGCTAAGATAATAAACTTACCAAATGGATATAAAGATGCTAATGAAATGTTAGCTAAGAAAAAGTTCCAAGAGTTTTCAACAGCATGGTGGGAAGCTAAAACCTACACACCTTCTGGAATTATGGAGCTGTCCAGTAAGAGAAACGATTGGCTTAACCGAGAAGTAAAAGAAAGTATTGCATATCCTTGGGAAGGATTAAACAAGAAGTTATATGGTATGCGTAAAGGAGAACTTGTAACTCTTACAGGTGGTACAGGACTTGGTAAGTCTAGTGTAACTAGAGAACTTGAACATCATCTTATCAAAAATACAGAAGATAATGTAGGTATCATAGCACTAGAAGAAAATTGGATAAGAACTGCTGATGGTATTGTATCTATTGAAGCTAATGATAGAATATATTTATCAGAGAAACGCAGTAAATATACTGATGAAGAACTCAATACTTTATTTGATAATGCTATACAACAAGGTAGAGTATTTATCCATGCACATTTAGGAGCAACAGATATAGATGAAATCTTTTCTAAATTAAGATACATCATTGTAGGTTGTGAATGTGATTGGGTAGTAGTAGACCATTTACATATGCTTGTTAATGTATTATCTGAAGGAGATGAACGCAGAGGTATTGATATGCTTATGAATAGATTGCGTAGTCTTGTAGAAGAAACAGGAGTAGGTATGATATTAGTATCACATTTACGAAGAGCAGCAGGAGATAGAGGACACGAGAAAGGTATTGAAGTTTCACTATCACATCTTAAAGGCTCACAAGGTATTGCACAACTATCAGATTGTGTAATAGCATTAGAAAGAAATCAACAGGCAGAAAATCCTGATGAAGCTAATATAACTAAAGTCAGAGTCTTGAAGTCAAGATATACTGGAGATACAGGAATGGCTTGTCATTTAAAATATGATACTGAAACAGGTAGACTGCACGAAGTATCAGAGGAGGACACATTTAATAATGAAGATGATTTTTGATATAGAAACAGATGACTTACATGCAACTAAAGTATGGTGTATTGTAGTCAAAGAAATAGAAGGAGATTTTTATAAGTTTGGACCTGATGAACTTGATGATGCTCTTAAATTATTAGCAAGTGCTGATACTTTAATAGGACATAATATAATAGGTTTTGATTTACCAGTATTAAAAAGATTATATGATTTTGAATACTCAGGTAATGTAATAGATACATTAGTTATGTCTAGGTTATACAATCCTGTTAGAGAGAATGGGCATAGTCTTAAAACTTGGGGTTATAGATTAGGTGTTCCTAAACAAGAACAACCAGAGTTTGATAACTATACACCAGAGATGTTAGATTATTGTCAACAGGATGTTAAACTTAATGAGGCAGTTTATCATTATCTAATTAAAGAAGGTGCAGGATTTAGTAAACAATCTTTTGATTTAGAACAATTAACTGCTGCAATTATGCGTGAACAAGAGAATACAGGATTTTATTTTGATAGTAAACAGGCTATGACTTTGTTAGCAGAACTAAAACAAAACATGGCAGATGTAGAAGATGAAGTTCAGACAACCTTTAAACCTAAATGGGTTGATGATAAGTTAGTTACACCTTATATAAAGAAAGATGGAACATTATCTAAGCGTGGACTTACTGATGAAGAGTATGAATCTATACAAAAGTCAGACCATACTCAATCTTTTATGAGGCAAAAGTTAGTTGAATTTAATCTTGGTAGTCGTAAACAAATAGGAGAATATCTTATTGACTTTGGTTGGAAACCTGAAAGGTTTACTCCTACAGGACAACCTAT